TGTCATATCATATGCGGCTCGCATTTGCTGTTGAATACTAACAATATTAGGCTCATGCCATTTATCATGTATAGTAAAAAGGTTATTATGTAGGGTGGTGGGGGAATAAACATTACTTTCTATAGCATCAACCATTAAGGCATTACCGCTATGGAAATATGTTGAAGATCCTATATTTTTGGTGTTGATCACCACCTTATTTGTTAATAAAGCCTCCACAGCACAAGGACCAAAACCGTCTGCTCTACACGCATTAACATAGCAGTCAGCAGATTGATGTAATCTGATTATGTCGTTATCTGATAAATATCCACTGATAATATCAATATCACAATACTCTTTTTTGCGTAATGCTTTTTTAATTTGACTAATATCAAATTCTATATATTCATTTAGATTTTCTTTATTTGTATTGTATAGATCGGTTTTGATGAATAGTCTTACATTGTCTTGTTTATTAAATTCTAATAAATATGCTAATATAATACTTTTAATATTCTTTTTTTCAGTATATTGCCCTATAACATAAAAAATAAAAGGCTTGTCGTCCATATTTTTAAAAAAGGGCTGTGTATTTTCTTGATACTTTTTGATATCGTATGGCTCTGGTAACAGCTTAACAGGAACTTGAATTCCCATATCTTGTAAAGCATTTAATCCATTAATAGAATTAACGCATACCTCGTCCATAATATTCAAATAATTTGACCACCCTGATCTATATGCGGTTTGCGTTTCCAATTCTACGATACCAATATTTTTACCAAATCTACTATCATAGGCAAACATTTCTGGATATCCATGTTGAATCACGGCGTCATAATATGATAAGGAATATCCTTCGTATTCAGAATATTTTTTTAAATCAATAGGATTGTTGGTATGGCTAGTTGTTGCAAATAGTGGTCTAATAGCTAAATTAATATTACTATTATTAGCTAAGCAGTCGATATATCTTCTTGCTGCGTATCCAATACCATTGGTGTCTTTATATGGACCTATATACAGTATATTTTTCATTTTTTGCTATATTCTATAAATGATAATAATTTGGGTGGCAAAGCTAAATTTTGTACGCGTATGGTTTCCATTGCTTGTTTATTATTAGCATATACTTCTAATAATTTTACTGCTGTTTCTTTAGAAAAACGCACAACCTTTAATCCTTCTAATATTGTTTCATCGTCTAGACTTTTGATAATAGTTTCTATAAATGATGTTCTTTTAAGATCAGGTTCTTTGATCACATTGTCTACTATATCATAAATAAAATCACGATTATTATTTCTATTTATAATCTGATATGATGTATCGATATTTTTGGGTGGGCTATTCCAAGATCTTTTTTGATTAATATCTATACTATCAAATACTTGTTCATAAATTTTGGCAGTTTGATCCCAACTATAAGTTTGTAGTAATTTTTTACGAGTATTTTTACCTATGGAGTTTAATTCTGCCATAGGCATATTAATATATCGTTGCAGCATATCTAAACACTGATCATTATCTGGATAGCATCTATCAGCATTAGTTTCTTGTTCTCTAAAAATCCTTTTCACATCTACTAATGATGCTCCGATCTTAGATCCCACATCGCCCATTGCTCCAAAGTTTATTGAGATAACAGGTAGTCCTACAGCAGCAGCTTCTACCGCAGGAATACCAAATCCTTCACATATTGCATACTGGACATACACATCAAATAAATTGTAGACCTCATTTAGTTCTGTTTCGCTAATAGGATTAGCCATACTCCAAATTTCAGATGTTTTAGATTTGCATACTTTACAAATCTTTTTTATGCCTTTGAAGACTGACGGCGTAAAGTTTTGACAATTTTTACATTTATATGTTAATAATACATTATTAGCAACATTGTGTTCTAATAATAGTGATGGTATATCCCATCCTAAAGAATCTGGATATGATGTATGAAGATACAATATGGCTTTAGGACGACTTTTTAATAATTTACTAAACGTTTTAATCAGATCTGGTATGAGTTTACGCTTTTGATTTCTCATAACGCTACCAATCACAAAAGCATCTGGTTTAATATTGTATTTAATTTTATGAAATTTCTTTGTATATCCTATTGGCTTAAATACATTAGAATCCACAGCGTCATTAGCGATTGGTCCTAAATTATTATGAGAATAGTGATATGTATTAATCAGATCTTGTTTGGCCCATTCTGTGTGAAATAATACTAAATCAGCATTTGTTAAAGTATTAACACTATCTATTTTGAGTGGCGACGAATCATAAGTGGGATTAATTATCCAATGATAGTATTCTCTTAGGGGTGAAATTTCCTGAAAAGTATAATTCCAGAAATCTCTAATATCAAATACTATATGTGGCTTAAAATCTAACAGAGCAAATTCGAATCTCCATTGACCATAGTTGTTGTTGGGATTCGATGTAAATTCACTAAATGATGGATCGTGTGCAGAAACAGCTACAGGATATATTTTCCATGGTTCTGTTTTGGGTGTTTCTGCTGTACGATAACAAGATAATTCTGCTATCTCATATTTTCCTGTGGCATGTAGTCTTGATAAAACTTCGCGGGTATAATTACCAAAACCAGATTTAATATGGCTAGACTCACTAACCATTAGGATTCTTTTTTTCATGATAAAAAAATCCCCACCTTGCGGTGGGGATCTCGACTGCCATTTTTAATAATTTAGAATGCCACTGTTTCTTCAGCAGTATCTTTTGACTTTCTCTTTGAAGACTTGGTAATCTTAGCAAAGTTATTTACCCTAATCTTCATAGTAGAATGCTTGACCCCGTCCTTTTCCCATGAATCATTTCGTAGCGATCCTTCCACCATAACCAGATCACCCTTCTTTAGAGAGTCTGCAATAGCTTCAGCGCCGGTATCCCAAGCCTCACACTGAACAAATGTGGTTACCTTATCTACTTCCCCATTCTGCTTAGTAAATTCTCTGGACACAGCAATGGTAAAATTAGCAACAGAAGTCTGACGACCCGCGGTGCTAACTGTTCTTACTTCAGGATCTCTAGCCAAATTACCCCTTAGAATTACAAGATTCATCAATTATCTCCTTTGTTAAAAAGACCAATCCTCAACTACATTATAGTAGACAGGCCACGAGCCAGTGTCAACTAGATCTGCCAGCACTTCTTAATAATAAAACTATCATTATTTTTAGATTTTTCTAAACTAAACATAATAGTATTGTGCTGATATAATATACTTTTATATTGATCGTACTCTTTAGGAAATACAACCAAATCACAAGCGCCGGTACCATCACTGATTTTTAGAAACGCCATTTCTTGACCAGGATTTTTCCCTTTTTTGGTTTTTACAATACTTACCTCATCTATCTCCGCACCCACCACTATACTAGAAGCAATAATCTTGGATTTGCTCAACGTTTTACAGTCGGTGTTTGCTGCCTCCAAATCTCGTCCATCAACGACCGAACAAGTAATTGATACTCCTAAATATTGCTTCTCCATGTTTGCGATCCACTCATAGTCATCGTCCAAAGAATACGCTGGCTTTTTCACTGCTAAAATCAAAGACGATATAATCCCAGCTCTTTTTTTATTCACAAAGGGTATGAGATCAGATAAAATCTTGTCTAGACTATCATTAAGATTGCACTTTTCTAAGATAATTTGTTTTTCTCTTTGACTCAGATTTTGCACAATATCTAGATAAAATAGCATTTTTTTTCTAGAAACTTTGGTATAATCTACTCCACCCACAGAGATTAATGACTTGGCTGCTGTTTGATTAATTTGATCGAGCACCATTAAGAGCAATTCATTAATATTGATATTAGATAAATTAATATTATGAGTCTGGATCATATTCAGTAATTTATTGAATACAGATTCGCCAATCCCTTTAATATTGGTAAGTCCAAAATAAATAATATGATTATCTAAGATAAAATCTTTATTTAGTTTTCTAAGATCTGGTCTATATACTTTAATATTATTAGCAATAGCATTATTAACCAGTTCAGAAACCTCTCTCATGGGGTCTATTTTATCTTTGGAAAATTTTAAATAAGATGTAAAAAATTCCTCAGGATAATGAGCTTTAGCAAATGCTGAGACATAAGCATTCATCGCATAACTAACAGCATGACTTTTATTGAATGAATATCGTTGACTTTTTTCGATCCAGCTAAAAATTTGTTCTGCTTCGTCCTCGCTAACAATGGCCGCTTCCTTACTCTTTTGTAAAAAGAGAGTTTTGATCTTGGCCATTTCTTCTGGCTTTTTCTTTCCGATGGCTTTTCTTACCATATCGGCTTCTGATAAATTAAAATTTGCAACTTTTTGACAAATTTGCATAGCTTGTTCTTGATATACCATTTCACCATACGTGCTTTTGAGTATGGGCTCTAGAGAATTATGGAAGTAATCAATAGATTCTAGATTATTTTTTTTATCAATGTAATGATTACTAACGGTTTTGCCATCCCTAACGGCCTCCAAGCATCCTGGTCTTAGAATGCTAATCAAAGCAGATAACTGTTCCATATTCTGTGGCTTTAATTTTTTAGCCATAGTTTGGCCAAGCCTAGATTCTAATTGAAATACTCCTTTAGTATCGCCACTAGATATTAGATGCCATGTTTTATCGCATTCTAAATCTATATTTTCAAAATCTAACATAATTATTAAGCAAATGATCCTTTAAATTTAATTTTTTTAGAGAGCGTTCTATGTAATCTAAGAAATCTAATTAATATCTCAGCACAGTCCTTAACGTCTTTGATGGCGTCGTGAGCATTAGTTTTATCAATACCGAGGTAGTCTCTAAGATTATCTAGTGATAAGGATTTAATATCTGATACGCTCTCAAACCACAACCATGCTATATTCATGAGGTCTATTTGATCTCGTGGATGAAATATATTGGTATTATTTTCTTTATTTACATTGCCATACTTATTGCTAAGTCTATGAATAATTTTCATATCATATCTGATAATATTATATCCACAAGCTATGGGTGCGGAAAACTGACTCTTTTTTCCCTTAGACGATATATGATAATTATCAAGATAAGATATAAATTGTTGCCAACTATGCTTTTGTTCTGGATAATTCATCCATGATGTAAAAATATCACTAGCTGCAACGCCCTTGATCTTACCGTGCCATTCTAGTATATCGCTATCTCCATAAACAGACAAGTCTGATGGATTTTTATGATTTTCTAATTTTTCTGGCTTAATATACGCATTAAACTCAGAACCTTTGATAATCTCTAATCGTTGGGTATCTATAATGACAGAAGATAATTGTACCGGACTACAAACCAATGGATCCTTACCATCAGTTTCAAAATCAAAAACGCAAATATTATTCATTATTCTGTAACCAATTCTACCTCTTGATTGACATCGATAAAGACATTATTGCCACTAGCGGTTTCTTTAGCATTAACTGATCTGCAACACGATACCTTAACTGTATCAGTTTTTGTATATGTTGTTCCATTAGCCTTAAATTGTTGACCTACAGCAACCTCTGAAAATTTCATAGTTTTTCTCCTTTATTGGTGAAAGAATTAACGTGCATAATTTTATCCAATAGCGCTATACCAAGTATATCAAACTTAATAACACCTAAAGCATCCAAATCATTCATTTCTAAGCCAGCAATATTTTGATTAGTTTTAGTATCAAAAATCATGGGACAGATAGTGTTAAGTGGTTGTGCTGATATTGCAATGCCTGCCGCGTGTTTGGATTGATTATATTTGGTACCCTCTATTCTTATAGCCTGTTCAAACCTTTTGGCAAGTGGTCCAATCAGTTGACCATTTTCATCAATTTCGCACCAATCCTTAAATTTTTCTGGACTATTTTCTAATGCCCAACGTATAATGGATGCTGTGCCTTCTTCATCTCTAATTTCTTGTAGTTCATCAGCAATCTTGGCCTCGTCTGGTATATGTTTTGTAATATTATTCATTTCTTCAAAAGATATGTTATCATATACTCTAAGTACTTCTTTTAATGCTCCTCGACCCTTAAGAGTATTAAAAGTGATCATTTGAGACACTTTATCATAACCATATTTTTCTTTAATATAAGATATAATCTCGTCTCTGTGTGTAATGGGTACGTCAACGTCTATATCTGGCATGGAAATACGATCTTTGGTATTTCTACCAGCATTATAAAATCTTTCAAATAGCAAATCATATTTAATTGGATCAATATTAGTAATACCAATCAAATACGACACCAAACACCCAGCAGCCGATCCTCTACCCGGTCCCGGAATCCACCCGCTACGCCTCACAAATTCAAGTATATCACGCACAATTAAAAAATAGCTGGACAGACCCGCATTTTCTAAAACCTCCAATTCGTGCTTAATCCTTTCAACGTAAATAGCCTGATCTTCTTGGCTAACCTTTTTATCGATCTTACGCTTCCATCCTTCTCGACATAGTTGTCTTAGGTACAAAGATTCTGTTTTATATTCTTTTGGAAAATCAAATTTGGGCAATATTGGCTTACTCAGTGGGCTAAAATTCTCACACATATCGCCAACTTTAATTGTGTTCTGTATCTCTTCAGAGGTATACAGCTCCTCCATTAATTTTGGTTCTAATATATGATATTGTTCACTATTAAAAAAATGATTTACGCCCAGATTTTCTCCACCAATGATTTTTCTGGATATGTCTGGTAGTGTGCTTTTCAGACTACTACATAGAAGTATTCTTTGATCTACAGCATCTAACGACTCAGCATAATAACTATCTATTAGTGCTATGGGTTGATAATTTTTAGTCTTGCATATTTCTCTTAGGTATTTATTAATAGTTTGCTGATTATAGAAATTATCAAAATTTTGAATGCCGATAAAAATATTATCTGATCCAAATATTTTGGATAATTCTATCATATGATCATTGAATATATTATCAGCGTCAGCCTTTAGCTCATTATCTGATGTTATCAGGTGCCATAATTGTGAGCCATAATGTCCTGTGATACAGATCGTGTGGTCTTTGTCGATCAAAGACGCTAACGTAGCCAAATCTAGCCTAGGTTTTTTGTAGAAAAAATTAGGATCATTAGATTCAGAGACTATTTTAATCAGATTTTTCCAGCCAATAAGATCTTTACAAATTAATATAATCTTATGTTCTGGATTATTTTCTTTAATAGACACAGGATACTGAGTGACAAATAGTTCACAACCTAAAATGGCTTTGATATTATTGTCTTGCATTTCTTTTAGAAAAGCAATTGATCCAGCAATAGTGCCACAATCTGTGATAGCACAACACGATATGCCTAGTGCTTTACATCGCTCTGCAATATCTTTTGGTTTAGATAAACCTAATTGCAAACTGTAATGAGTATGAACACTTAATGGTATGTATGTCATTTATTCGCCAGGAGCCTTATAGAATCCAAAAGAGTGATTAGGGTGTTTATATTTATGAACAACATCAGTCATGCCCAACATATCGACATCATGACGTATTTGCTCACACTTAGACATTATAGCGCCTTTGGGCGTGATCTGTCCACCCCTATATTCTTCCGAAGGATCGATACAGGTTCCATCAAAAGTAGTTTTACCAAAATGGCACAGTTTGCTACACATCCACGTTTTGTTTAGTTGTGGCTTCTGAACAGATTTAATTTTTTCAAACTTATGTCTTAACATTAGTTCTGTCTTATATAGATCCTAGCAGCATAATGATATATTCTTAATTGTGGATCATTTTCCAAACACTCTTGGGTTTTTTCTTTACCTGTGGCCCAGTTGAGTCTTTTGCCAGTTTTCCAATCCACAATTTCATAAAAATTATCATCTATCTTTGTAATCAAATCTATAGTACCTTTTAGGGCAAGTTGACCCTCTAGTTTACCTGTTGGGGTATCAAAACTATATTTAGCCCAAGGTTTATCTATCACAAAATCAAAATGCTGTTCTGGACAAACAATATGTCTTTGTCTAGGATCAAACATGCCATTATTAAATGTTAATGTTTTATCCACCCAGTTTTTACAGTCTTTTTTATCTTTTTCTGTCCATTTATGATGACTGCTCATTTTGGCATAATATTCGTATACCTGTTCTATAATAGAATCTAGATTATAATTATTAGTATCAATATCACCAATAATATCATCATTGATATGAGAATCATTATTCTGATGGGCCTGTTTGATAAAAGCTAGTATTTCTAAAATTTTATGTACTATTGTACCTTTATCAGCCTTTTGTCCAGACGGACCTCTCCAACCCAATACATACTCAATAAAGTATTGTTGTTCGCAAAGAGAGTGGGTATTATATGAGCTGCTACGAAAATATGTGATTATAATTGGAGTATTCCTTTCTTATGTAGGAACTTAAAGACGGCATATGTTTGTTGTGGAATATCCATATGATGATTAGTAATAATAATATCAAAATTTCTTTGATCATAATTTAATGGGTCTAGTGCCATTTCGGCAGCGCTGGTGGAATTATATGGATTTCTTGTCAATTTTATAACTACTCCTCCAGCGTTTTTTATGGCCTCAACCTCATTAGGAAATCTACAATCAGCAATAATAGCAAGTTCTTTGTTATCTGTAGTGATCTTTTTAAGAGTAGCATCTGACCAAACATTTTGTTGCATAGACCTGAAGATGTCTGTACCTACAAACTCCATCACTTCTCTGGCTGTTAATTGTTTATTGTTCCAATGATTATTAGTGAGTTCATTTTTATTGTCATCAGTACCATAACACTGATCGTATGTTAAGCCTAAGATATTCATACAAATATCTGTTTTGAGAGGGTCAGCAAAATTATAAATTTTAACGTTTGTATTATTTTGGATTTCATTACAATACTTAACAATCATTTCTGAGCATGTTGTTTTACCAGATTGTTTTCTACCAGCAAATGCAATTATTTGAGTCATAAATGTGTCCTTATTTGGTTATTAATTTCTTCGGGTGTCATATCAGCAATATCATTTTTAGTAATTCTAATATTTAGAATATTATATGTGCGATGACATTTATCATAGATTTGTTTTCTGGCCTTTTCCCCAGCCTCATCGTTATCCATAATTAATATCAATGACATAGCACCAGACATATCTAATAGTGTTTTTTGTCTATCATTTAGATTAGATCCAAAAATACCTACGGCATTATGAATATTATTCTCTTCTAATCTCCATACATTGCCTGGACTTTCTACTATAATAGCTGATCCACTATCTTTGATAAACTCTTTAGCAAACCAAAAATTATATAGGGAATCTTGTGTCTTAAATCCAGCACTATGTTTCCATTTGGACATTTTCCAAACTATATCAGACGATGGACACTTATCTGAAGACTCATGATAACTTTTACATTGATTACATTGTGAATAAATACTACGTCCAGAACACCCTATCATAGATGTATAATCTATATCATAGATAGGAACCACAGCCCGATTTGACATTTCTTTATTGTTGCTAATACAATCGCCCACATCATACTTATCTAATACGTCTGCTGAAAATCCTCTATTAAGAAAATATTGACTTGGAATTCTCAGATTGTTTCTAACAGTTGATCGTTTAATTTGTGGAATATCATTTTCTACCGGTTTTGTTAATAGTTTACTTTGAGCAATAAAGGAATTCTTGTCTTTTTCTGTGGTAGAAATTTTAATATCTTTGAGAGATAAGTTTAAGAACTGCGTGGCAAAATCTACGGCCTCATTAAAAGAACAGGCACTATCTCCATTTTTGGTCCATGCATAGTTTTGCCTGGATAATAATCCTCTAATAAAACCTATAATAGATCCTTTAAATACTTCCTCACAGTGATGAGTTCTACACTTCCAATTGCCTCTATAAGTATCTCCAGTATAATATAGGTTTAATGCGGTATCATTATCTCCACCGTGAATAGGACAATTCATGGTCATAAAACGACCATTATCTTTATAGTCCAAATGAAAATGATCTAATAGATCTTCTATTCTGTCACAAATCCTATCGCACAATACTTTAATTTTATTTTGATCAATTGAAATCGATTTGTTCATTTTCCGTTTCTTCAATAGAAAATTCTGAGCCACCATCTCCTCCATTATGTAATAATTCTATTCTGGTCTTACCTTCCACAATCTTAGCGCACCAACCCTTCATATGACAATTGATATAATCATTTTCCTCAATACCGGCCCCATGTCTACTGATAACTGGTATTAGTTTTCTATTGCCACTCTTTGGTCCATCCTCGGCCATTTCTTCATCGCTTTTTCTTTTAAAGATGGTAAAATTACTGCACAACCATATAATTCTATCAGAACCAGAAGCCGTATCTGTTGTTTCTTTAGTGATGCCATCTCTATTTAATTGTACAAATGCTACTATAGGAATCTGATATTTACACGCAAAATTATGTAAACTAGTCATCATAAAACCCAATACCTGATATTCTTTCATATCCTGGTTTAATCCAGCAGTATCCATAAGCTTCAAATAGTCATAAAAAATAACACATGGCTTGGCTGATCCGTCACTATTTAAGCCAACATCTTTAACTATCCATCTTTTCATGATGGCTAATTGTTCCTCAAATGGCTTACCGGCAATAGGTTTGTAATATAATTTAGCCTTCTTTAGTTCATCAATGCCATTTGTTACCTTATCTCTTAGTACTGTGGATTCATTAAATTTACCTGTTTCGATCTTATTAATTTCTATTTCTGTAATCATTGCCAATAGTCTATTAATATGGTCTTCCTTGGTCATTTCTGTATCGAGATTCAATACAGGAATACCAACCTTATTAGCAATATGAAAACCCATATTATCTGCTAATAGAGTTTTACCAGTTTTTGGTCTAGCAGCAATTACATTGATAGTGCTTTTTCTTAATCCTCCACCAATCGCATTATCATAAGCAGGAAATCCTGTGGATATGCCTACCTGATTGATCGGATTATGGATCAGATTATCAATATAATTATCTAGACCGTCCGATACATGGGTGGGATTATTTTCAGTATCATTTAAAGATGATGCGAAACTAAAAACCTTATCTTCTGCAATACCTAAAATATTGGTAATACTTTCAGAACCACTAATTTCTAGTAGTTTATCCTGAGCGTCTTCTAATTCTTGATGTAGTTTTCTAGCAATCTCAAGTTTTTTAATTTTGGCAGCGAATGTGAGGGCGTTCTCTTTTTTGGCTGGAAAATCAATAATGGCCTTAAGATGATTGATCTCGTCTTTCTTGTTAAGAATATAGTCAGTACCTAAGCCCTTCGCTGTAGAGTATATTAAAGGAATATCTATACTGGCTTCACTCTGTGAAGTATCAAAAATATGCTTTAAACACTGAAAAATATACTTATTACTATCTATAGTAAAAGTATGATCAGTAATTAAATCAGAAATCTCAACATAAGCACTATCTCCATATTTACACAGTATGGATAATAATGCCCTTTCAGCCGATGGATCACTCAATACCATAATTACCCCGCACTACTAGAACACTTGTTACACTTATACCGCTCGGCCGAATCATATAATATGGCCGGATTTACACTTTCTTTTTTTCCACAGACCCTGCATACAACATCCAGTGACTTGTACTTTCTACTACGCGGAGTGGGAGGAAACTTACTGAGAGCTTTGTCTACTATGGTGTCGTCCTTATGAAGATCTTTCACACCCATTGTTAAGAATTTATTTTCTGTAAATTCTGATGCTGAAGCTTTAGTTGTTTTGGTTTTGATTACGCTCTTATGTTTAGGCGGCTCCTTGATTTCGGTTGTGGTTTCTGGCAATAAAGATTGTAGTACACCAATTAAGAGCTTCAATTGTTCAGGATTATTTTTTAATGATTCAAGATCCATGTTTCACCTTGGTTTTTTGTACAGATAATAGTATATCTGATAGGTTTTTAATATTACCAGCTAAATAGGAAAGTCTATCCATACGTTGTTTCGCATATTTCTTAATTTTGTTGAGGCCAGATGCCTTATCGTTGTTCCTTAATGGTCTCTTCTGCCCAATTAAATCTTGCTGTTTCTCTATTCAGTGTTCTCTGTAAAAATAAAGCATATTGTGCAAGTCTATAGGATATTTGGGCGCAATCTTCTGGTGTTAGCTTCTCAATAATATCACGACTCATACTAAAGTAGTAATTTAGTTCACTATCTTCAAAACAATTGATATTATTATATGCGCCTAGACCAATTGTTGATTCGTATTCATCTAGGATACGATCCCACTCTTCTACTTGTTCTTTTGTTGTTTTATTCATTGATCCTTTTAGTCCATTCTGATGTGTTTTCATAGTACGGTAATTCTATATGCTGTATACCATTAAGTTCACACCATTGTTGCTTTTCTCTATCTCTTTTCTGTGCCTTTAAAAAAGCGAATTTATTGGCATGATAGTGAGCAACAAACTTATAATGTTGTTCGCCATGTACTTCAATACATTTTTTGATTAGTGGTATATAAAAATCCAAATATAGAATCTCTGTTTTTCTTATATGTATTGGTACCTCTTCTAAAATCTGCATAGTCGGATAAATACTTTTTATCAAAGTTCTAGCTGACGTATGATATGATGATTTATGTTCTAATGAGGATTTGACAATATTACCTACTAAATTCAGATTATAATAATTACCATCTAAATCCTTAACATTCATTTGGTACCAATACCCATAGTCTTTTTGACTTCTTCATATAGGTCATTATATGCGGATGGATTATCAATCAAAAACTGTCTAACCTTTTCAGCGCCTTGAAATTTGGCCTTGTCGTCATTTAAAAAGGTTAGAGTATACCAAGCTCCGCCCTTATTAATCAGACCCATATCTACAGCTAAATTCATCAGCTCCATGTGCTTATCAATACCCTGACCATATCTAATATAACTAGTAATATTCCCACCCGGTGGACCAAGAGCAGAGCATAGTGTTTGCCACTCTACTTCTTGACCAACTTGAGTATTATCCGCGCCCAACAACCATGGCTTAAAAGACTTGGCTCTAATTTTAACGTCTGTTTGATATGCGATAGCTTGGCCGCTCTTTTCCTTAAATTCTGCCCCATATCCTGTTGGATTACCCATCAAGTGCGTGATACCAATGACCACATTCTTATTTACAGGAATCACATTCGCTACTTTTCTGCAAAATTTAGCTAAGAGCTTAGCCCCATCAGCCCTTTGCATTTTATCCATATCGCTAGTAATTTCTGCTTCTGTACATAAAGCAGAATACGAGTCTATTATTAGTACCGATCCAGGTTCTTCGTTAATGATTCTTTCAGCTATTTGTAAATATTCTTCTGCGTGTAGGATTTTACCTGTTTGCGATCCAATAATATGAAATCTATTTAAATCAATGTTGGGTATGCCCTCTAGGTCTCGTTTCTTTAGTCGTCCTTCAATATTGAGATAATATACGTTACGTAGCTTTCCCGCACAGGCATATTGTTCTTTTTGGGCTGTAGCAGCAAAGTCTAGGCTGGTGGTTGTTTTACCGCACTTTGGCTGTCCCGTTAATACGACAAAGCTACCTTCTGGAATGCCACCATTAAGAATAATATCTAATGCTGGACTAACAGGGATAGTTAAACATTCCTTGTCTACTACCGCAGCACCAGATAATATAATATTGGATCCAAAATCTTTAGTAATACTATCCTGTAGTCCCATTATCTATTTCCTTTAATTTATCTAAGATATTAGAAGTGTGTTTATTTGCTATTTTGCCCTTATCAAGAAAATTTCTTTCAATGATCTTGGGTGCTGGAGCATCTGGTTTTTGAGTGTCTCGTGTTTGTTCTATAATATCGACTAGGTGTGGGGCTCGCAACGAATAAATTTTTACTCCTTGAGTAGAATTTAATGCTGCTATAATAACCTTAGCATCATATTGTTTTAGTAGCTTATGAGCTGTGGTTATTTGACCCTTATACTGCTTTTCCCACTCTTTTGATAGCCAAAATCTATAATGTAAATCCTTTTTAGTTCTTTTAGCTATTCTTTCACAAATCAATTCCGATATATATTGTGCTGGAGTAACAGATTTACCATTAGAATATTTTGATGGATACTTCATGAATTATTTGGCTTAAAGATACAATCTTGATTACGTTTTGATCCTTCTGTAATTAATTTACGTTTAAGTTCATCATTTACCTCAGAAGCTTCCTTAGTCATAATCGCCACACTATTATTTTTCTTATCTCGTGTGTGTCTAATCATAAGATCCCGCGATTTAGAATTAACCGGTGAGGACTTAATTGGCAAAGCCTTGGTATTCTTTTTAAGATATGCCGTTACCTGTTCCTCGGTTAATTTAAGTTCAGTAGCAATCTCCTCAGCTTTCTTTCCTTGGGTAACCAACCAATTAATCGCATATGATACTGATTTGGTAATTTTTGTCATGCCATCTCCCTTTCTGCGTTATTTATCCAGGCTATATTTTTAGTGCGTAAAAAGTTCACATACATATCAAACACTTTTTGATTAACTTCTTTGAATTCCCATATTTTTTTGCCAATTTTAGCAACGAACTTATTTGCTGTCCCTTCTGAATATAATCCAATAGGATTAAAAATCTTACCATATGTACCAACCTTAATCCAATAGCGTGTTTTGCTACTGCTCATACTTTTTTTAGCATAAACATTATTGCCGTCATTATTTACTCTTGGATTTTCCTCTTTATCTAAAAAGTCATGCTGTCCAACAATAGTATAGAATTCGTACTGTTTATTTTCTAGCTGTGGACTATTAGGAGAAAATGTATTCATTTTTTGGGTTTCCTTTTGGACTTAATTGGTTGTGATCCTGGCCATTTAAGTTTTGGTGATTTCTTCACTCTGGACATACCAGTAGGCAATGGTTTTAAGTATTTGTCGTCTTTATATTCATTATGTTTATTATATAAATGTTCTTTTTGATCATTACTCATTCTTTCGGCATTACGTTGTGCCAAGTCACCAATGGTTTTTAATTCACTATCTGACTTACGCACAGACGCGCTTTGTGTACCAACATCTTTAGCGTAAAGTCTGCATGTTGATTTACTATTACAATGAATACACTTGGGCTGTTCTATATAGTCTTTGATATAGAAAAATAATTCAAAATCGTTGTTGCACTTTTGGCAACTATAAGAATATGTTGGCATTAGTAATTAAAGGATTGAGGTAAATATATTTTCCATTCCGGAGGGATATCTTTATTTATTCTATGCAGAAAGTTGATGATGGGCAAGTATTTGATGTGTTTATTCGGCATGGTAGGCCAATTTTTAAGAGGCATATTAGCTTCTTTGGGTGTCTTATTTCCCTTTTGTCTGTTGCAGCGCACGCAGGCTGTGACTATATTTGTCCAACAAGTGGCGGAACTTCTGTTGTCTCTCCATTTGGACTTTGGAATAACATGATCATATGTTAATAGTGACGTTTCAAACTTTAAGCCACAATACTGACAAGTATGATCATCTCTTAAAAATATATTTTTCCTAGAGAATGTTAATGGTTGAGCATTAATCTTAAAGTATCTTTTAGTCTTAGCAACTGCTGGAATAGGATACTTTCTATCCACCCCATTAATATAATCATTCTTATAAAAGTCAATAATCTCTATAGCATACTTAGAGTCATACTCAAATCTCATCGACCAAACAATCGCCTTTTGCCAAGAGATGATGCTTAATGGAGTAAAATCAGCATTCAATAGCAAACATTGTTTATGCTTGTTTTCCATGTTCGTAGTTATCTAACTTAGCTAATATTTTGGCTATAATAGGGTTTCTAACTATATCAGACGCTGTTAGATGAGTAACCCCTATTCCTTCTATATCGGATAGGGCATCTATCATACCTATAAAGCCACCTTGTAGGTGTCTACTAAGATCAGATTGTCCTATGTCTCCTGTTAAAACTAATTTAGATTCTGTACCTAAACGAGTCAGCAACATTTTTAATTGTTCGTATGAAGCATTTTGACATTCATCAGCAACAATAAAAGCATTGTGAAAATTTCTACCTCTCATTAAGCCTAGTGGTACTACTTCTATTTTATTATTGAGCTTCAATGAAGCATAGTGAGCGGGTGAAATAAAGTGATGAATTTCATCAATAATTGGTAATAAATATGGATGTAGTTTTTCTTCGGCACTTCCCGGCAAATATCCTATTTTTTCTCCAGCTTCTAAAACTGGTCGAGTAATAATAATTTTTTTAGCTTTATTCTCTAGTAAATATTCTAGAGCCATTCCAATAGCAATATGTGTTTTACCACTACCGGCTAAACCCTGACAAAATGTAATAGAATTTTCTGCTATAGATCTGATATATACCGATTGGTTTTCGCTGCGTGGTTTTAATTTATTTCTAAAATTATGATTAGGTGTTGGTACTAAATTTTCTGTTAAATCAATAGAGTTATTTTTCTTCTTGTTGTTTTTAGTTTTTTTTCTCAAAGTATGTCCTTTAATGAGGAATAGGCCATACCATCTAATACACCATACTATGAATTATCACTAGATCCAAACCCCTTATTACCCCTTATAGTAGAGGATAATTCTTCGGATTCTACTAATGGAAAATTAAAATGTTGTTCGATAATTAATTGAGCGATTTTATCTCCATATGTAATATGAAATTCTTTCTCGGGGTCAGTATTGAGTAATACAACCTTAATTTCGCCCCTATAAGAACTATCACAAACACCGGCCAATACATCAATACCGTGCTTAGCCGCTAGTCCCGATCTTGGTGCTATTCTAGCGTAAAATCCTTCTGGTATTTCTAGGCATATGCCGGTACTTACAATGCGTCTAGACATGGGGGGTATAGATAACTGTTCTACCGCACAAAGATCAGCACCAGCATCCGTAGGATTATTTCTGCGTGGTACTACTGCTAACTCGTGTGTTCTTTTTACTTTGATCATTGATTATTAAGCCTCACAACTTTTGCAAGTTAAAATATTTCGTACTAGTTCCTGGGCTGGATTAGCACTTCTTTGGTAATAAAATGTTTTAATGCCCATTTTCCATCCTTCAATTAATAAATCGCTTACTTGTTTGGGTGATGTCTCTGGCGGAATCATAATATTTAATGACTGAGACTGATCAATATACTTTTGTCTATTAGCAGCCTGAATAACTATTTCTTTCTGACTAATTTCACCAAAAGTTTTGAATACGTCTTTTTCTTCGTCACTTAAAAAGTCAAGATGCTGCACAGAACCACCCTTGACTAAAATACTCTTCCAAGTTTCATCATTATTTTTATCATGCTTTTTTAACACTTCTTTTAGGTAAGGATTTTTATATGTAAACTTACCCTTAGCAAGATTTTTAACAAAATAATTACTATTAAGAGGTTCTATGCTGGGACTAACCTGACCTAATATAAAACTACTACTAGTTGTTGGGGCTACTGCTAATGTTGTGGCATTACGTCTATTATATCCCTTTAGTAGTGGTGGTTCTCCTACGAGAACCGCTAATTCTGTAGTAGCTTTGTCTGCTCGTTCTCTAATAGTTTTCCATATTAGACTATTTAACATCTTAGCTTGCATGCTCTCAAAACCAACCATTTTACTTTGTAGATAAGAATGCCACCCTAGCACACCCATACCTAATGCCCTTTGATTTTTGGCAAAGTTATGTGCAGCCTCCATAAACTTGATGCCGTCACTCTTTTGCACAAATTCTTCGTTTACAGCATCTAGGAAATAGATCAGAGTTTCTACAGCATCAGTTTCCACAATCTCATCCCAATGTAAAAGATTAAGACTAGATAATACGCACACAAAACTATTATTAGAATCAGATGCTAAACAAATCTCTGAGCATAAATTACTTGCATTAATAGTTAAGTTATTATCTTTGTATGCTTGTGGACTATCCTTATTGATAGTATCACTAAAAGCTATATATGGATATCCTGTTTCAAACCTTTTTTGAATAATCTTTGCCCACACTTTTCTTTTATCTTTGTCTCCCTCTATCATACTATTCATCCACTCATCACCAATAGTAACTCCAATACTCATATTTTGAATAGGATGACCTTCACTTCGTATTTGAAGAAATTCTTCAACATCTTTGTGTTCCACAGGAAGATATGCGGCAAAAGATCCTCTGCGAGCAGACCCCTGATTCACCACATTAGCAATCTTATCATAGATTTCCATAAAGTGAACAGCGCCACTACTTTCGCCGCCCACACTAATAGAGGCGCCTCGCGGTCTTAGGTCACCAAAATAACCACTGGTGCCGCCACCTAATTTGCTCATAATGCCCACTTCTGATGCTTTATATAGAATGCTTTCCATAGTATCATCAATGTGGCTATTGTAACAACTAACAGGCAGTCCACGACCGTTGCCAAAATTAGTAATTATTGGAGTGCTTAAAGAATAAAACCCTTTTGATAGATATTTATAGAACTTACTACCAAAACCTTTGATATTTAAAATCTTTTCTGCGTTATCGGATATGTGTCTATATCTGGTTTCTGGTTCCATGCCCTCTTTGAGATAGCCCCTCTTTAAGAAGAGTCTAGAGTGTTCATTTAACCAATAAAATTCTTTTTGTTCTTTTTTCATAATAAATTTGCTTCTTTTAGAATAGGGTTAATTGTGCAGGATATGTCGCATTTATACTTTTGACTTATCCAAGTTTTAGTTTTACCAGATAAAAAATATTTGATAATTTTATGTTTGTGTTGCCACGCACGAGAAGATTTCCGCGGTTTATGCTTAGTTCTAATTTGAATATTATTTGTTCTTAATATATATGTAATAGTATTAATTGCGCATTTATATTTTTGAGCCAACTTATATGCTGGTATGCCTTGCTGATAAGCAGCAATTATACCCTTAGAGCTTGCCCAAACAGTACTTCTCAGATTTTTGGGTCTTTGTTTCAGATTAGATTCTTCAAATAATATTTTTTTTGCTGTTTTTTGAGAAATTTTGTAATATCTACATATTTTTTGAATAGACCAAAAATCATTAGTATAACGATTAATTATTTTTGTACTAGATTTTCTAATTTTGGTATTGAACGATGGGTGGTCTTTGCCAGACCCTACACTCTTAATACCGCACTGAATCATATTTGTTAAGTCATTACCATTATCTAAAAAAATCTTTTGCCATTTCTTTTCAGATAAATACGCTTCTGTTTCATCATCAAACTCCTCCAAAACTTTGGACATAATAAAATATCCTTTTTTCTCTAATAGTCTGATTTTTCTAGATTTATGAAAATGCCATGATGTTTTATGATATGCTTCTCTAATATGTTCTCTTTCTCTTCTATGGGCTAATATTGTTGGGCGTTTTGCTTTGCCTACATAGAAAACAAAATTTTTATTATGTCTAGTTTTGTTTGGGTCTACAGAATAGAATAGACAGTATGTATAAAATAACTTATTCACACTATCTAGTCTATAAATAGCTCTTCTGGACTTATTCATAATTAAAATAGATCTTCCTCTGAAAAGCTTTGTGCGGCCTTAGCGTATTCTACTGGCCTACTATGAAAAAAGTCTGTCATATTATTACCAAGTATCTGTTCATCAAACCATATTGTTTTAGATATAGCCTCTTCGTCTACCTCAAATACAGGATCGTATCCTATTTGTTTGAGTGAGTCATTCATACGGTTTTTGATAAATTCTTTGAGTAGATCGGAGTTTAGTGTTTCGTGTCCATAACCATTAACAATCCACTCTATGATTTCGCATTCATACTTGATGGCCTCTTTGGCCTCATGTTGTATTTTCTTTTGTAGTTCGTCGTCGAACAAGTCGGGATATTCTTCCCTAATAGTATTAATCAGTTTGATACCAATCATAGCATGAATCTGTTCTTCCCGTGAAGTATATTCAACTTGCTTGTTGGTGTCTTTTAATACATTCTTGTGTCGTCCGAACCAACTAATAGTATAAAACTGAGAGAACAAAGCAATATTCTCTACAAATAATGTGAATAGAATTAATGAGTAAACAAACTGCTTTTTATTATTATCGTGAAATTTATGTAGATGTTTGCGTAAATAATTAACGCGTCCTTTGATAATATCTAGTTGTAGTATCTTTTCAAAGTTATCATCAATCCCTAAGACTTCTAGTAGTCGCTCATAAGCATCGCCATGAATAACTTCAACATTGGCCATTACATATCCCATATCATTAATAGACGGATGGGGCAGATTGTCGCCTAGTTTGGCCCAAAACTTTTTCACACTAATTTCTAGTTGACCTATTGTTGACAAGGCACGCGTTATAATCTGCTTCTCTTGTTCTGTTAAATTAACCTTAAAGTCTTGAACATCACTACTAAAATTAAACTCACGATGAGTCCAAAAGCCATTGTGCATAGCCTCAATGAACTCTTGTGTCCACGGATAGTGATCTGGTTTTCTAGCTACTTGTTCATTAAAAATCATAACAAAACTCCCCTTAATTATTTTTGTGTAGAATAGCTAGTAGTCCTATATGAACGACTATGTTCATTATAGTACACCTATAGTAGATTTTTTTATCCATTCATTTGAAGTGGAAATCCTTTGTATTTCTAAGCCAGACATCAATATTAATTCTTGTCTCATTTGTGCGGTTTCTTCGTTGTCTGTAATTGATCCTATTCTGTCAGCCACAATAATTTTTTGAATACCAAAATTGATCATTCGCTGCAAACAATTGTTGCACGGTTGGCCTGTTACATACATCACGCAACCATTACGTCGTTCTGATGGATTTTGAGTAGTATTAAGAATACAATTTTCTTCTGCGTGAATCATCCACTTTCTTTTTTCGTCTCTTATATGAAACGGAATACGATTATTGTCAGAACCTTTGATTGGGCCGTTGTATCCTGTGCCTATGATCTGATTATATTCGTTAACTAGAATCGCTCCGTGTTTTATATCAGGATCTTCTGATCTTATTGATACATGAAAAGCTAGAGATAGAAAATATTCATCCCATGTTGGTCTTGTTTTTTTAGCATAGTAGCTATTAACATGAGATAAACATTGATCAAATAGTGAATCGTGTTCAGACATTATACGGTCTATAAATAGGATGAGGCACTAAGAGTCGTGCGAACTGAGTATATCCTATATTATGAACTGGTCCGATTTGGTCAAGTAGGAGTCTTGGTTAGTTTATTGTATAGGGCCAAGGCTACTACCGACCCTACAACTCCCATGACTACTCCAGCAGGAGATACGGCACTATATGAGCCCAGCATATAGAGTATGGCGCCTCCCATATAAGACCCGGCCACTCCTAGAGCAACGGTTTTAATGAAGCCAAAATTTTCTTCGCCGGGAACCAAAGCCTTGGCAATTGATCCGACAAATAAGCCATATACTGCCCATACTAAAATATTAAACATTTGCTGCCTCCACTAGAGTTACGATTTCATCATCTTGTAGACTTTCGCCAGTATAAAGAATAGCGTTCACAAGTTTTAAACTATATTTTTCGTATTGATCTCGTGGCAATTCTCGACGTAATAGTTTTTTGATTCTCATTTTGGTAAACCAGCCCCTACGAAAACTATACTCTCTCATTTCGGCACCATATAGGTCGTACTTGTCTTGTGCCGTATAGTCTCCCGTTAGTTTATTTTTATTACATTCTTGTAAAACTCTAACCAGAGTCAATATGATGCTGATTACCATAAGAATAGCAATGATACTACCAAAATTTTCTTGTTCTGGTACACCAGCCTTATTTAGAACTTTTTTAGCTATTCGCTTTAATTCTTCGCTATTCATCTTCTAAATATCCTTCTTTTAGGAGACTGAGAGCATGAATTATCATCACACTCTACTGGAGACGGAACAACAATTACTGGAGTAGCAGATTTAATTATTGCTTGTGGTGGCTGAGTTTTGTCTGGCTCACAATAGCCACAATCAACCATCTTAATACCATCTCCGCTGAGATATTTCCCTTTACCCTTGCATACTGGACAATCTTTTCTTTTATATTTTTTAACAATGTCCACATGCTTGGCTTTGATAATACCACCAACTAAAGTTACAGCAGCTGTACTGGGAACATGACTAGAACTAGTAAATAATATTACAGATGCTATAATTGGCAGTATTATATTTTTCATTTATTTCTTCCGTAATGGGCGCCACCTTTTTCGTGGCGGCTTGGGTTGTGGTTCGTCGCCATCTTCTTTGGGTTCTGGCACAAATAGTTTTACAAGAGTGAGGATAAAATTGAGTATAAGAGTTATTAGTCTTTGTAATGCTATTCTATCTAAAAGTCTCATATATTATACACCTTATAAGTAATCAAATCCATAATCTGGTAATTTTTGCAGTGGGAAACCATCAAAATTACTAAAAGCATAACTGCCATTTTGGGCCAACATTTCACCAGCCACACTGGATCGTATTAAAAATGACCCGTCAGGAATTGGACCCCATTCTGGATGACCCCCATCATTCCATTTGCCCCAACTATTCTGTACCAAAAATAAAGGTTCGCTTCCAGTATCATCACAAGCCGTCCAGGCCATACAATGAGCCCAGCTACCACTTACATTAGCTATGCCCTTCTTGTCTCTTTTATTACTAAAACCATAGCTAGAGCATACTGCTAATCCATAACCATTAGCTAAAGCATCTCGTGCTTCTTCTATGGTTTTAACAAGACTGACAGTTTTAATTTGGTGATTATTAGCTAAGTCCATTACTGGATCGGGTAAACCACGACCTCCCCAATTGGCCCCAAGATTACCATTATATTTACTAAGGTCTACAACTCCCTTGTAGTCTTGTCTGACTAAAATACCACCAATTTGACTAACAAATTCAGCAGCCCTAGCACAACTCATGCCCTGCCCACTCCAACCTCTTGCTCCATAAATTGCTTCCGTTGCTCCTCTTGCTACCCAACTCTCCTTTTCTCCATGAACATCAATCTCTACTGCTCTACTAATATCGCAGGCGTTCCGGGTACCATGGCTTACGCAATCACCTGTTGTTTGTCTCTCATTATATGGATTCTTATCAAATTTTAATACGCTTTTATATGGTACAGATAACTTGCCTTTTCCACTGTTCTTAATTTTTTTGCTAGCGTCTCCAAACAAAGCATACTTGCTATTTTCCATCAAATGATCAAACACCTCCTGTTGCCATATGCAACCAGAAAAGCCTTTGCGATAATTATTATATAATTCTTCTGGAGAAAATCTTGCCATTATTTACTTCCTTCATTACAAGCCCATGCTAGTGCGTTAAAAGCTTCAACAGTTTTTTCTCTAGTAACAGCATCTAATAGAATTAAATCATCACCAATAGCAGACTTGACCAAATTTGTAGTAGCCTCTTTGAGATCAGGATATTTATCTTTAAGATCTAATTTGAGCATAGCTCCGGTTAGTCTATTGGCTTGGCGTACATCCTCCGTATTTTTAACTACCTGATCTTCACCATCAAGACCCATTAAAACAGCCAAATCGCTATATAAAGAAGCCAATCTTTTACCATCAACCTTTCTGCTAGATGGTCCATATTTTAAAGCATCTATAACAGGAATACAATGATCTCGCAACATTACATTTGAAGGTTCTACAACTTTAATAGAATTTTCATTATTAACAGGGTCAACTACTGATAGAGAGGGCTTAAATAAACCAAAAACTATTAATACGGCCGCCACTAATAATACTAGTAAATTTTTATTCATGCTTGTTCCTTTCCGCAAACATTTGGCGATAAATATGGAAACATTTGATCAGCAACTTTTACGGCCTCAACACATCCGCTCTCTACTGCTAAATCTCGTGTTTGCTTCCAACTAACAACTAATTTAAAGAAAATATCTTCTTTGTTTGTTGGTGTTGATACTTGTGGAATAACCACTGGCTTAATATCAACCACTTTTGATGGAACAACAGTTTTAGCCCTATTAACCAAATCCGTAATAAATTTTTGTACAGGACTCAGTCTCTCCTTAAACAAAACCCATACCACCAAACCAGCTCCCGCATACAATGCCAAATCCGTTGCAGTTACTCTATTAGCAAATTCACCGAAAGTCTCTGTATAGTTCATAATCCTGCTTCTTTCTTGATAAAAACGCCCGTATTTCTAAAAATGGTCACAGTAGCATCAATAGTTGCGCCCACCATAATCATGAGCAAAGTTTTGATGTACCTATGTATTATAGGTTCAACAACACTAGGAACAAAAGGAATATCCACCACTACGAAAACCTTATCATAGTATTTATTCAATAATTCTACTGCCAAAGCTTTTTTAGACGGATTACTAAGGTCATTTCCAATAGCTTCTATAATTTGTACAACGCTGGCTGTGGCTAGTTGTAATAGTTTCCACGCTTCGTCTAAAGCAAATCTTTTAACACTATTTGCTCTTTCTTGGGCGCTGCTTATTAGTTTTTCTACTTCGTCTTTTATTAGTTGCTGGCTCGACATTTGTTTTCTCCTCTGTCGCTTTTTGATTGTTCCACCAAATTTGTTTAATATCATTTCTACCTTTGATGTAGCGAAATAACACAGCTAATTGACCTACTATTAATATTAATGCTTCTAGCCCCTTGCTGGTTTCTGATATAAGATCATCTTTTTGATCCACACTATCTAATAGTCCTACTAAATAAGCTCCACTAAATAAGAAACTTACTAAAGTAAACCAAAATTCGCTTGTTCGATATCCTGGCTTAATCACTATGATACCCTACTATATTTTATAGTTTTATTGCTTCACGAAATACTTGATCTATTTGGTTTTCAGAAAATCCAAGAACTGCTGCCATAGGTACAATCCAAGAATGTGTGCGTTCAACATATGGAGCATATTCCCATTCTATACGCACAGCATCTCTGATACTCACATCTGTAATACTGTTAATAGCAGCATCTACCATCTCCATACTTATATTATGAGCAATTAACCATAATCTAATTTGTCGTGCTGATATTTGTTGTGGTACGGGATATATTATAGCGGTGCGATTCCATGATTTTATTTCATCATTCCATCTAAAATGAAAACCTTTTTTATGTTCGATAATAAAATTAGTTACGTCTTCCTCAAATAAAATAGCTGGTTGTTTTGAGGCGAGTATTTCTGTGGCCTTAGCAGCAAGTTCATCGCTAATTTCTGTGGTGCGATCATTTGCTTTATCAAGAATACGCATAATATTATTGTGTGGGCCTAAAATTACATATTTCATAGTTGATTCACCCATTCAAATTTTTGGTTAATAGTTTCAGATAATTTATGTCCTAACATTTCATTCCAGTATGGTTTTAGTGGCTTGACTTCTGAACGAACAACGTGTTCGCCATAAGGCCACCCAACTTCAATTTCTTTTGTATATTGTTCAACATTATTAAAATCATGTTGATTAAATTCTTCACCTAAATATTCCCATATATGGTTCATAGTTTCTTTTGGTGATTTACAAAGATCTTCAGCATGAACAAATAGTATGCGTCCGTTAAACCTTTGTGAAGCCTCATAAATTCTGCGTATAGCAATTCCAATAGGAGGTTCTTCTAGCCACGCTTGTACTCTACCTTCAATAGTGGACCAAACTGTTTTATATTTAGATTCGATACCACTCATAGGAGCAGGATTTTCACGACGCCTACGTTCCATAGAAGCTAAAATACCACGAATATCACGAACAGGCACAATTATTTTTGCATTAGGCCATACCTGAAATGTTTGATCTAAATGACCTACCCAAGAACGACATTTATCAACAACAACTGGACGATCTGTTAATGAATTAAACGCATTTGCACAACCACCACGAACATAATCATAATATTGAGTGGCCGCGTCTTGTGGATTTATAAAGCATTTTGCTTCTTCTGTTTGAAAAATTTGTCTAGCAATATATCCAATTTCGTGCAGCATGGATGTTTGGGTGCCGTGTACTCGTGGATTTTGAGATAATAAATTTACAAGTAGGGTTGAGCATGAAAATGGAAGTCCACTGAGAAAATGAATAGTTTTCATAATTGTCCTTTATTGTTATAGGTCCTTAATTACCGTTACAGTTATTCCACCAATAGTATCAGAACCAGTTGTCCAACTACTATCGCTGGCTCTGGCGTGTAGTGTTGTAATATTGGTACATCCTTGAAAAGGATTAGTAATATCTAAAACACTACGAGCAACGTATGAATTTATATTAGTAAAGTTAATGCAATTATGGAACGCATAATTTCCTATACTTGTTACGCTATTTCC